AATTCCAAGGTCTTTTGCCATGCGTATAAGCAACGCTTGTGCGTTAAGTGGCATACCCATCGACATACCGACCTGAGCCGCAGCCATCACGGCAGGAAGCACAACCTGACAGAATTGCATTTCCTGCTGGAGTCGCACCTTTGAATCCACACGACCCATTGACTCTGGTTGAATGCTGAACACGAAGTCGATGTAGTTGCCGGCCTTCTGCTCAGGAGTCAAGATCACCTGAACATCTTGCATGGTGGGAGGCTGCATCCAGGGGACCCCTCCTGGACCGATCTGTATGCCGCCAGGTTGCATCTGCCGCTGCGTCAGCGGCACATTCATAAGCGGGTCTTCATGGAAATACCAGGCTCTCTTTCTCGCCTCTGACGCGGCGGCGATGTACACTGCGTCCTTGCAATCTTCAAGACCGATCCCGCTGTTGGCTTGAAGGATGTTCGCCGCAGTGGCCGACTTGGCCTCAATGTTCTGCCCACCCACCTGGTTCGGATTTGCCGCCATCTGGTTGAACCACTGCTCTAACGCATTGAGGTGGTTCTCGTTGCTGTTCTGCTGCCCACCAAAACTAATTGTCTTCACGCCGTCAATGTCATCCAGAGCGACGGCTTCTCCATCCCCGGCATCTTTGATGCTCTCTGCATCATCAGCAGAGGTCCGTTTGTACGTGACAATGTCCTTCTGCCGCTCTGCCTGTTCCACGATCTTTTTGGCCATTCGATTGGCCAATACGTGGAGGTCATACCAAATGCCAACCATCGGCACCGGGAGAGGATTTCCCGGTACTGGGGGAGAGAACGAGAGGAGAGTGTATGGACCTTCCTTGACGCCGTAATAGTCCGCCACCCGAAGGTAATCATCAAACTTAACCTCCTTCGCCGCAGGAACCGTGACAATCGCATTTGCCGAAGGGACCCAAATCTCGTAGACTTCAACCTCGTCCTGTAGATCATAGTTCTCCTCCGGCTCAATATTCTTCATAGAAATATCGGACGCACGGGAGTTGCTGGTCTTATCGCCGGCCCGAGGGAGACGTTCCACGAGGTCGTTATTGTAAAGTCCGCTATCAAGCAACATCTGACGCGGGATCGTGATGCGATCACCCATCCAGGTCGCATCTTTAAACATGAACTCTTTACTGGCTGGGTCTACCACCCAGTTATCAAAGTCCACTGCTTCGGTGTACACCGTCCCATTGTCCACCGAGTTCTGCCCCATCTGGTCATCAAACACGTACACGCTGTCGGACTGGGCGAGGCCCGTTTTCATAATCCCAAGGGCAAAGATCGCGTCCACGATCACCCGACGATACGTGTCGCGGATGTTGATTTTCTTGTCGTGCTGATCCAGAGCAAGTCCGAGAAGGTTGGCATACTGTCGCACCGCGAGGTAGGGCGTCTCGATCGTATGCTTGGGGAAGTCCAAAACCAAATTAGGCACCAGGACGCGAATGGCATTCCAGATAAGGTTGAGCGGTCTTGTACCGACTTGGCTGGAGGTCGAGTCGTAGTATTGACCGACATACTCTTTGATGCAGTGCATCCTCGCCGCCCTGAAGGATGAGAGCCGCTTCTGGCCCCGTTGGACCTGTTGCTGCAAATCGTTTGGGCTGATTTCATCTAAAAAACTCACGCGACCTCCTGTGCAAAATGAACCCTCTGCCCGATCCTCGGGGGACCTTCAGCTTCCTTGCGGGCACGTTTAAACATCTCAAACCGCTTGCCAAAGCACCGTTCTGGAGACGTGGACTTCGCCGCTCGAACCCCGTGACCCTCATTATCCATGACCCAGCACAACAACATATCCGCGATCACCCGATCCCCGTGTGCTTTCCTGGCGGCATCCGGCTCGTTGACCAAAGCCGCCGGCCCCACTCCTCCACCGTCGTAAGAAATATATAGCAGGGTTTCTTCCAACGCGGCAACTGAATGGTTGATGTACTTGCCAGTCGCATACGCTCTCCTCAAGACGCCGAGGGTTTCAGCTTTCTTGTCCGTGTTGCTATGGAACCCATACCGCTTCCCGACTCGTTGCCGCTGGGTTCCGTGCTGCCGGTCGAAGTACAAGTTGGGATACCTTAGATCGTGGACGAATGTGCGACCAAACTCAATCCCAGGGTCGCCGTTTCGCTCGAAGATCACCAGGCCCCGTTTGTCCTTTCCACCAAACCACAATGCGGCGGCGGCGACGATCTTCGCAAGCTGGTACGGCGGCACATTCGGGTCGGCGTATTCCGCGACTTTCTCGTGCGTCTCTTGACAGGCAACCGCGATAACGCTGTTCGATGCCCCCTGGCCCTTACTGATATCCACGGCGAACACATAGGTTCGGTTCTGGTCTGGGCGGTCCCCGGTCAGATTGCACCACAGCTTCCAGGGTCCGTGCCCTGTTGACGTGACGGACCCAAGATCAGCAGACCGGATCGCGGAGACGACCTGCTGATCCGTCAGCGTTTTCTTAAACTCAATGGACCTGGTTGCTCTATGAGGACGCCCAAACAACTGGCGGTGCTGGGCGATGATATGCTGTTCAAAGAACAGATCACCTGAGTTCGCATGGTCACAGTCAATTTCGATTGCTACTTCCTTGGGGCTTCGAGTCTCACACTGGTGGTCGTACCAGGGGGAACGAATTTGATACCGTCCCAGTTCGTCTTGCCTGACGTACAGCCCGCGTGCCTTGGCCGGTATGTGATACCACATGAGGTCGGCCACCTCAATCGTACCAGACTGTGCCCACTTCGAGAAAGTAGTGCCAGCACCGTTGGGCGTGCTGACCACGATGCGACAGGCCGTCACATCACGGGTGGATCGCTTGATGGATTCCGCTTCAAGTACCTTGGAAAATTCGTCCATGAACAGGGCCGTGCGGCGGTCAGACGTACCCGCCGTCGCGTTAGCGGACTCCCCGTCGATACGACTTCCGTTCGTCTGATTGACGAGGTGGAGTTTTTTACGCGAGCACTTGGGCCGCATCCATTCAGGCAGTCGGGAAAGCACCACATCTATTTTCCCGAACAGGGTGCCAGCATCTGAGGTCACATTGGCTGGGTAGTTGTTCACCAGCCCGGACAACTGATCAACAGCGTCTTCCTTGCGTGACAGGAGGAGGAACGACTGATTCCGGCGGAACAGGAAGAACCAGGCCAACACGATCAGACAAGTCCATGATGCCCCAGTATCACGAGATTTTTGGATCAGGAGTTCACTACCGCCGTCCACGCAGTCGTACAGCTTCTCGACCAGTTCCATCTGCCGGGGATACAGGACAAACGGAACTAACGGGGCCTCGGCCTGCTCGGCTTTACCTTCCTCGTCTGAGGAGAACACTGCAACTGTCCAGGCGAACGCGAGAATCCAGAACTCGATGCTCTGGCTGCATGCCGTGTAGAGATCAGTCTGCAACGCGGGGTCTTTCTCGGCTGCTTCAAGAATATCGGCACGCCACAGGAGGTTTTGATCAGGCTCAAGCGGCACAGTCAAACCGGTGGCGGGATCAGTCCAGGAGTCCTGAACGACTGGTTCTTTCACGTCGGGTTTGATGCTGAACAGGTTTGGAATTAGCTCTGCTCCACTCTCTTCAGGGCCAGTGCGTTCAGTCTGTCAACCGCCAGTGCTCTCACCCGTGCCGCCACCGAGGGGCCGGTCGGGGCAACCTCCGTCGCAACCGCCGCCTTGCCATCAAGCTGTTCTTTCAGCTTCAGGGCGACGGCGATATTGGGCGGGTGAACTACCTGACGCAGGGACCCGTTGGCGTCCCTGGTCTGCTCTGTCCACCCGATCGCCTCCTGCCACAGAATCCGATCTAATTTCTCTTTCCTGGTGATCGGCCGGCCCTGGTCATCTTCGCCGAATATCTCGGCACCGATCGCACGCAGGGAATCCGCCTGCTTCACGACGGGCGGACGTGTGGGGGGTTTACTGGTTGGCATGTCGCTCCAGGTATACGTGGGCTTTTGCCAGATTTTTGCGGCGATCGGTCATAAGTCCTTATCTCATTGGCCGTTCTGATTTCCGTTCGGCGTCAACATTTCCTTGTATCCAGCCCGCACGCCCTGGCTCTTGCCGTTGATGACGCGGGCGGTGATGGTGGTCAGCAGACCCCCGCCGCCGTTGCTCACGTAGGGAACCCCGCCGACCGATAGACTGATACCTTCGCTGGGGAACTCACTGAAGCCACCGGACGTGCCGGCTCCAGCGGTCTCATTCCCCACCAGGGCAACAAGGGCGAT